GGCTGCACGCATCAAAGATGTGATGGAGAATTTACCCTTCGAGCACTTTGGCTGGAAGCCGACACTCGATTTCCCTGTTGACATCGAGATGGGAGTAGATAATCTTGCGGACCTAGTTGGGCTGAAGATTGCAGCATAGTGAGGGACAACTAGGTGAGTATCAATGTGATGGTGTCCGAGCGGGTACTTTTACTCGGCAATACTGTGTACGCAGAAACACGGAGGCATGTATTTCGAAAGCACGTGGGACCACGTCACCAATCAATACTGAGACTGGGGCACGCGATTCGAGACTCGCGGGTTATACCTCTGGCAGAGTGGGAATGTTTCTCTAAGCGCGGAGCGTTACCAGCGGTTTACCTGCAGGCAGTAGCACTACAATAAGAGGTCCAATCAATTGGACGCACGGAGGATACGATGTCAGATAAACAGGGTTGCAATGGTACGGTCACAGCAGTGCTGATCGGCACCGGATTATTTTGGATGATGGTTGGTGCTGTCGTGTGGTGGGTCTGGTGAAACTCAAAGACAACAAGCAGTGGCGGTTCTTCGCTGACCGGAACATCATCTCTCAGACGATTGACGTCTACTGGATGGCTCAAGGTCTCGACGGCAAGAGCTACCGGAGGGAGTTTGGCGAGTATCAATCTCTTGCCAGTGAGGATGAGGGGATCACGCACAAGGCTGACCCGACGTTCCGCATGGACTATGAAGAAGCTCAGACGCTCGTACAGGAGCTATGGAACGCGGGGCTACGACCCGAGGGGGTAGAGGGCACGGTCGAGCACGTCAACGCTCTGAAGGCTCACATTAAGGCTCAGAGCGATATGCTGCAGCATTTCATGGCGATGCAGAAGGCTGACAGTGAGCCTCTCGATGCCGACGTTTTGAATTTCCACGAGGAGATCACCAAGATCAAGGCGGTGCTGCAGGATCTAAACCCTGGCTTGGCAGAATTTTAATTGTGAGGAGATGTAAATAAGGGGTTGACGAACGGCTGGCATGCTGTATATTGGTAACCCTAGAGACACGGAAGCAAGGAAACGAAATGAGCCACCCCGGAATGTTCCAGCCCACGCAGAAGGACGGCATCAACTGGCACGTCGATTTCACTGTCACCCTGACCGACAACGGCAAGGCAGTCACCGGCACCAAGAATTTCCGGGTCCGCAAAAACGCATACAACTGGATCGCTCGCATCAAGCAGAACACCGTAGAAGCTAAAGAAATGCGAGAGCCTCAGTTCCAAGGATTCACCTACAAGGTACGCAAAGCGTAAGTCACGGAGGCAGCATGAACTACAGAATCAAAGCAGAGAATCGGTACGACGGGGAAACCCGCAAGACCTATGACGTCATTCATGGCGGTGTGGTGATCGGTTCCATTCAGGCGACGTTGCGAGTGATCGATGACACTACCGCTCCATATCGTTACCACGTGTTTGTACAAGCGACTCTTCGCGGTGTGCGGGTTTTCGCGGAGCAGAATGGTAGCTTCCTCATCGGGTCTGTCGATGCGCGGTGGGAGCAGTCAAGTTTAATTAGCAAGGCGAAGGATGCGCTGGCACGGAGGAACATCTAATGATCATGGTAATCAAAGGTCAAGACGATAAATTTTGGTGGACCGGAGTTCACAGACCTACTGCTGCGGACTACCACGGCACGGTCAATGACTCGCGGGGATTCGACACCGAAGACGAAGCTTGGACAGCAGCAAGGGAAACCCTTCAGGCAAACTTCAGGTCAATGATCGAACGGAACTATCACAGTGAGTGAGCGCATGGACTACGACTCGAAGACGCTCCGCTCGGTTCTGGAGGACTATGGCATCGGGATCTTCTCCGTGCGCAAGATCAAGCGGTCCAGGGGCGGTCGACGGTTTGAGATTCAGAACCGAGGTGGTGGTCCAGATGTGGAAGCGTGAGCGACGCTTCGCTCAGATCCAGGGTGCCAAGGTGGTGTACTTCAAGGAGTACGGAGCGAGCCGGGATCTGGATCGCAACACCGGGAAGTGGGCTGAGCCGGGTGAGGTCTTGCCAGTGGTGGACCGAGCCAGTGAGGTGCTGTACTTCCGGGTCCACGAGGACGCAGCTACGAGTTACGGTGTGCCTCGATGGATCAACCAGATCCCGAGCGTACTGGGCTCACGTAAAGCCGAAGAACTGAACCTTGAGTTTTTCAACGCAGGTGGTCTACCTCCCGCGATGGTCTTCATTGCAGGTGGCGAACTGACCAACGAGGTGCGCAAGAATCTCCAGCTTTACATGTCGGGCAAGGGCTCAAGTTATCACCGGGCAGCGGTGGTCGAGGTACCGAGCACAGGCGGCACCGTCGACTCAGTAGGTAATGTGAAGGTGACGGTCGAGCGGTTCGGGTCCGAGCGTATGCAGGACAGCATGTTTGAGAACTACGACGCCAGATGTGAGGACCGGGTACGCGGTGCGTTCAGGCTTCCGCCAATCTTCGTCGGTAAGTCTAAGGAGTATTCATTCGCTACCGCGTTCGCTAGCTATACCGTTGCGGAGGCTCAGGTGTTTGTACCAGAGCGTGAGGAGTTCGACGAGGTGATCAATAACACGCTCATGCGCGAACTCAATGACGAGTACGTGTTCCGGTCACTTCCGCTCACGGTCAACGATGTGCAGACGCAACTTGAAGCTCTGGGTCTGGTCGCGGACAAGCTCACCCCCGAGGGTCTCGTGATGGCAGTCAACGAAGCGACAGGTATGAGTCTGAAGGTCGACGAAGATGCCAGCAATGATGACGATGATGATCTGCTTCCGGGTCAACCGCCACAAGGACTCTTGCCAGCACCAACTCCGGTCGACGATCCAAACATGGACCCACAACCAGTGACACCTCCGACTCGACGTCGAGAGATGGATACGTTCGAGATGATGGAACTGGTCCGTCGATGGTGTAACGCGATGACCACCAATGAGATACCCGAGCTAGAGATCGAAGCGATGCGGGCGCAGATCGGCGGGATGAGTGGAGACAACCGGGCGAAGTTTGACGGGTACGCGGCGATGAGATTGTTTGGCGGCTCGCTGGATTATGATCTTCGCGGAGGCATCGAGCTAGTCGCTGCTGCTTCTGAGATCCACGATCATGAGCCGGTCGATGACAGTATCGGCTGAGTCTTTTCTTGTACTGGAGAAGTCTCTTGCAACGAGGTTAACCAATGCCTGGAACCAAGACACTGCATCCGCTCGCGTCGCGATTATTGATGCTGTCAATCGAGCAGAGTTCGAACTTGCTATCGAGCTTTGCGATGGGTTGGCGCTCGGTCCTGCTGCTGAGCGAAGTCGTAAATTCGCTGAATTTGTCGGTATGCAAGCTGTACTCTTTGGCGCTTCAAGACTTACACAGGGAGATCCAAAGCAGACAGTCTTCATGCGAGGTGCTCGACCCGTTGAGATCAAGCAGGCAACCGAGATACTCTTCCTCACCCTCGACGAGAATGCCACCGAATCTATCTGTCGTTTGGCACAGACAATGCTCACCCGAGAACGAGCAGATCAGCAAGACGAGCTATACAAATCCGAGCGACGCAAAGCAGCCACCTCTGGATTCGTTCGCGGGTTCACCTCTGCGGTTGGTACCAACGGACGAGCGTCGATCAACTTAGGATCGAGTCTCCACAACTCCCGTCTGGGCGCGTGGGGGTTCACACAAGAGGCGACGTTCCGAGGCATCACTAGCTATCAGGTTAATGAGCAACTCGACTCACGGACGTGCCCAGTGTGTAACGCGATGCATGGGCGCAAGTTCGAGGTGGGACCGGCTGCAGCAAAGCTAGGTAGCTGGTTGTCGGTGGGTCAACCTGACCAGATGAAGAGTCTCGCGCCGTTTCCTAAGCAGGACCGAAAGTCAGTCAAGGCGATGCGGCAGAGTTCAAACTCGAAGCTGCAGGGGCAAGGGTTGGACACGCCTCCGTACCATCCTCTGTGCAGGGGTATCCTTGTGGAGTCGGGATCGATACCGGTCAAGCTTCCAGATCCAATCGATCCAACCCGAGGTAACCTCGATGCCCAAGGTCGCGAGTTAATCCCAGAACCGGAGCTAGCTGAAACGGCTCAGGCTGCGATCACTGATATCGATATTGAGGAAGCGTTTCAATTTTCTGGGTCTGCTCGGTCTACCGCTACTGGCAGTTTCAACCGTGCTACTAAGGAAAATTTCAGGGACTCGTTTGGAGATGATGTGCTAGGAGTGAATGAGCGAATTGGCTACAACCAACTGGATGCGTTCAAGCTCTCGGTTGAAGAATCAGTGCTGATCACCAAGTACACAGGTGGAGGTTTTGTAGACATCAACGCGGGACTACGCGGAACAAATCTGTTGAGTACGGGAGAGAAAATTTGTCATCTTGTACCTCTACCGAGATACCCCACGTATCAAGTTGATTGATCGCGTCGGTGATATCCATGCCGAACATCTCTGCAAATTTGCTCGGTTTGAATAGTGTCTTAATCGCCATTTTCTTTTCCGCCTCCGTGTCTTCGTATTCGTAAATTAAGTCAGAGATTTCCTTGTAGATCTTGGTGACTACTGGAGACACCTCGAACCCATCTAAATCTTCAGGGTCACATAGGATAGTCATAATGCCCCCCGTTCGTCAACCCCTATTTGACCTCATTTGTACCCCATAGGTAATTGGGAGACTTCTGGGGTCTGATCACCTGCTTATGCATTGACACCACCTTGGGTGCAGCTTTCGCTTTGCCGCTATACGCTGGCTTCGAACCCTCGACCGTCACGCAACCGAAATGCTTAACGAGAAACTTAACTTGCGCTGGAGTCTCCACAGCCTTCTTGCAATAGTGCTTGCGCACATAGCTGATAGGATCGTCTTCGTCGGTCATCAATGCAACCATAGCAGCGAGCACAATGCCTGTGCGTCCATGCCCACCGATGCACCCGATGTGAATCTTTGCACCACCGTTGGCTTGGTCTGCCAAGTACTCGATCAGTTCGAGAAACTCCTTCGCATCATCAGGCGGATATCGATCCTCGATCTTGTAGTGAATAGCGTCACCCTCCACCCACGGAAACCGTTGTCGGTGAGTCGCCATGCCGTAGTCGAGCCCGACATATATGTCCGCATCCGTAACCACAGGGTTGCTGCAGTTGCCTCCGTACACGAGCACCTTGTCATGTCCTTCAATCGGTAACGGTGGATGCTTGTGAAAACATCGCTCACCACCACCTGCCCATTTTTTGTTACTGCTCTCGCCCCACTTCATAGTCGTACCACCTCACCCTTCTTCAGTTTCACTCCTGGCATTATTTCGAT